CATATAATCAGCGCTTAAATTCTGGCAATATAGGAGATGCAGTAGGGCATTCTATTGTAAAAATTCCTGATAATACTGCTTATATAGCATATACATACGCAAAAGATGATAGTGACTTCAAAGAATCTATAAATAATACTAGAAGTCCTATATATGAGTTAAAGTTAATAGTGCCTCATTACAAAGAACTCAGCAAAAAATATGCTAAAGAAAACAGGCAAGAGTTTTTCAGAGAATCATTAGATGGAAAATTAAATGTATTCGGAAATGACTATGAATTTATAAATGGCTTCGACTTAGAAGATAGTGGTATATTTATTATAGAAAAATACGATGAGAATTCTATAAAACCGAGAAGATATTCTGTATATTATAAAGGCGAATTTAATAAAACTGATTGTAAATTCGACAAGTCTAAAAAATCATGTGAACTTAAGACAACCGCTATTGACAATTATACTAATATATTAAATGGCTATGAGAATACATATGACCTCATAAAATTAGCTCCTGAAATAGAAAAAATAAACATGTCTATAAGGCCATTGATACAGATATATGTAAGAGGAGCATCGTCTATTTCTAATTTTTTAGGAGGAACTTATTGGGAAGTTGATACTAATGAAGTAGTAGATGACCATTCTAAACTAGTAAATGATTTACATTTTTCATTTATTAGGTCATGCAATGAAATGCATGTGCATGGCTCATCTATAATAGGTCTCGAAGGCACTTATGCAGGCACTAGTAATAACTATATATGTGAGAGTGGCTATTATTCTATATATGCAGATATATCTGAATCATTTTTAGGATTTGCGCGTGTATACATAAAAAGAATTTCTGATGGAAAAATTATGTTCAAATCTGAAAATGACATAAAAATATCATATGCAGGTAGTACATCTGAAATTAGCAATGATAGATTATATATACCGCCTGATACTGGTGATATAAAAATGATTCCAGTAGCAGAAGGGTTAAGTGAAAATCCGGTTATAGGTATTATATTTGCCTACATATTATATAGACGAATTTTGCTAAATGCAGATTCTATAGAAGATTCAGAAGGAATAAAAAGTACGTATGATATTCCAATTAATGACATATCAGATAGTTCTAATTATAAAAAATGTATAGGACTTTCTGGCTACGCATTTATATACTGCAAAGCTATATATTCTTCTGTACCAACTAGATACGGCTTAAATGACCATGGTCAGTATTTTACGAATAAATTTATACCATCATCAACAGGAATAGGAAGGCCTATACCTATTTGTAGAAGCCAATGGGTTAATGCGTCTATATGGTATGTATATGATACCCAATATTATGCGCTAGAAGAAAAATTAAGAAGCAATATAGTACTCAAGGATAGTTATTCTATAGCGTCTGTTATAAAAGTTCTTCTTAATAAAATAGATTCTTCAATCAAGCATGAAGCTACACCAGAATATAGCCGTTTCTTATATGATGAAACTGTGCCTATTAGTATGAATAGGTTTTATGTGTATATTACTCAAAAAACAAATATTTTAAAAGGGCAATATGACCAGCCAGCACAAAAAGCAGAAATATCATTCAGCGATGTCATGAAAATGTTGCGTGATTGCTTTAGATGCTATTGGTACATAGAGAATAATAAATTAAAAATAGAGCACATAAGCTTTTTTATGAATGGTGGTTCTTACTTAGATAATAATGCTATACAACTAGATATTACAAAGCTAACCGACCAGTTCAATAAAAAATCAGCATCATATTTCCAATCAGAAATAGAATATGATAAATCTGAGCTTAACTCTCGATATGAATTCGGATGGATGGATAATTCAACTGAAGCATTTGGAGGAATTACAATAGATGTAAATTCTAACTATGTACAAAAAGATAAAAATGAAGAAATAAATATAAGCCGGTTTTCATCTGATGTAGATTATATGCTGCTTAACCCCTCTGATTTTTCAGAAGATGGCTTTGCATTATTATGCCCTGTAAAAAATAATTCTGTTTACACATTGCCAATTGTAGAATCAACTCTCATAGATGAAGACAATAATAATTATAAAATAGTGGCCCAGAATTGGTATGCGTCATGGCCATACTTATTACGATTTTATATGTATGATATGCCAGCACATAATATTGAGTGTAATGCTCTAGATAGTTTAACTGTCAGTGGCATTAAGCTATGTATGGAGCACTCTATAGAAATTCCTATAAAAGAAGATTTAGATGTAAAAAAACTTATCAAAACTACCATAGGAAATGGTAAAATAGATGAGTATTCTGTGAATGTTGATACTAGAATGGCAAAGATAAAATTAGTATATCAGCCTCAATAAAGTTAAGCGTTAAAAATTATTAATAGATTTTCATATTACAGAAATTTTTATTATATTCACAATATGAAGTTAGTAAATAATAACATATCACCATTGCCATTTTACGATAATCTTGCTCTGCAAAACCATCGTAAAGATTATGCGTATGGCCAGGTTTACCCGCTTATAACCTATAAGAATATGTTATTGCCATTTCAAGTAGTTCTTGCAAGTGGAACATCAGTGAATTGGGTTAGGCTATATGACTTTAATACTGGTAAATACACTGATATTACTACAAACATGAAAGAGAATGGCTTAGTAATTAAGTCATACACTGGTTTCAAACTTCTAAAATACCCTGGTACTCTTCCTATAATTCAAATAAAGCATGAAGGCCAATACTATTTAGCAATATCTGTATCTGGTCTTGGAATTGTATATTCAGATGTATTTACAGTATGCAATAAAGTAGATGATTATCTGCTTCTTGAGTATTACAATTCATATAACTTTGAGCTTAAAAATGGCATAGTAGATTTTTCTGATAATTTCAAATTTAGGTGCTACTTAAATACACAAATTGGCAAACCTGAATATGACTTTGAAGAAGAAGCTACTGAGCGGATGGGCTATACATTTATTGAGAGCCAAGTAAGCAAAAAGATTTATAAGTTTACATTCGTAGCTCCTGAATATCTATGTGATGCACTTAGAATTGTAAGACTATGTGAAAGCAAACGAATTACAAGTAAATTGCAAACCTATGATTTGACTACATTTAGCATGGAGCCTGAATGGGAAGACCAAGGAGATTTAGCGTCTGTAGAATGTGAATTTGAGACAGATACTGTGATTGCCAACATCGGAGGCTATGAGCCTGAATTACTAGGCGGTGATTTTAATGATGGTTTTAATAATGATTTTAAAACAGAATAATATATGACAAATTGGAGTACTTTAAAAGCAGCAATCGCTAATATCATAAAGACTAATGGAAATCAAGAAATAACAGGACAACTTCTCCAGAATGTACTTAATAATATAGTAAGTTCTGTAGGAGAAAATTCTACATTTGCTGAAATTGCTACTCCTGCTACTAATCCCGGTGTGCCTGATGGTCCTGTATTTTATTTTGCTAATGAACCTGGCGTATATAGCAATTTTAGTAGTATTATAATAAGCTATTATGGCATATATATATTATACAATGATATGAATAATAGCTGGAAAAGCATTAAATTATATGAGTGCTTACAAGGGTTAGGTACCTCTGTACAGTTTCCTATTAGCCAGCGAGCTATTACTAATCTTTTAAGCAATTTGCAAATTGAATTTATAAAACGTCTTCAGGGTACTTCAAAGAACAGCGACGCGCTTCACGACCCGCACAAATGGTTGGGGAGCATGACGAGCGAAAAAGAAATGAACACGTTGCTGGACGGGCTTCATACTTCCGGCGCGGAGGGCGTTGCGAAGGCGGGATATTTCAGGGGTGATATCACGGGTACTCCTTTCACGGTGGAGAATATCCCGGTAGGGTATAACACGGACACATGGCTTCAGTCGGTGCGGGGATACTTCAAGCCGGCCGATTCGGGAAAAAGGTTGACGCGTTCGGGCGAGGAATACACCGTGCTTTGGCGCAAGTGTGCGAAGGGCGCGTGGGGCGTTTGGGAAAGACTCGGTGGCGGCGTGGGCCGGTCGGCGGATGGCGTGACCGGCGGCGAGATTTTCAACGATTATGAGAATAACACCGTTTCCGGTGATTACGCGCACGCGGAAGGCCAAGGTTGCAGCGCAAACGGTGACGCGAGCCATGCGGAGGGCAAGGGCACTGACGTGGAGGGGCACTACGGGCATGCGGAAGGCCTTCGTACCATAGTTGAAAACGATTGCGAACATGCCGAAGGGTGCTATAACGTAAGCAATACGGGTACGCGCCACAGCATAGGGATAGGCACGTCGGAGAGTAACAGGCGCAACGCCTTGGAGGTGATGGATGACGGTCGGGTTTACGTGAAGGGCGTGGGCGGCTATGACGGTGTGCTCGACGAGGAGGCGGACAGGCCATTGCAGGATGTGCTGGAGGAGGCTTTGTCGGCGTCGGAATACACGGCTTTCGACTTCGGTGTCCTTCAGGAGAAAATCGGCAGCGGGCGCACGCAGGGGGATTTGGATGCTTTCGGGCTGACGGAAGAAGTGTGGGCGAAGATAAGGGGAGCGGAAATCATGGTCGTGCGCGATGATGCCCATGAAAGGACGTATGTCGTGACGGGCAGCTCGGATGATTACATTTCATTTGCCTATGGGATGAGTGAAACTTATGAAGGTTGGGAAATCAAACAATCTGGAAACAACTATATCATATTCCGTCACCAAACACAAGGCGGAGGTGGTAGAGAAAGTATAATTATTGAATAACTTAAAAAATAAAATTATGGCAGCAAACGGACAAAAATTAAGAGTAGCGGTAACAAAAACTTCCGCACAAGGTAAGGCAGCACAGAGTGCTACCCCAAACCTAATGAGTTTTAGTACCGATGAAAACAGTGTGTGGTTTAATGGGAAGAAGTATGGGGTACATAAATTTAATAATGTTTCAAGCCTGAATACTAACTCAACAGCAGAACAGGTATTGTCTGCTTTGAATGTCAGTAAATCTTCTGAACTTTATGATTTAGCCCATAAAGGTGTACTTTTCATAGATACCATTTCTGGAAATACGATAGTAAAATATGAAGATGGGGATGACACTTTCCAACTCTATGTACCAAGCTCAGATTCAAGGTCAATAAATAAACTTACTATTACTGTATCTAGTAATAAAGTGACAGGGTTGACCACTATATCTCATTTAACAGTTGATGATATCAGGAATACTCTGACCTTTACTGAGGCTAACAAGGCTCTTTCGGCTGCAATGGGTAAGAAATTGCAGGATGAAAAGTTAGCGAAAACAGACGTAGTGAATAACCTTATCACTGCTGACCCTTCAAAAGCCTTATCAGCGGCACAGGGTAAAGCGTTGAATGACAAAATCAACTGGATTGGTTCCCCGTATAAGGTGAAAGGTACTAAGACAAGCATATCCAGCGTGTTGTCCTTGACGAATGCGAAAGTGGGTGATGTATGGAATGTTATGAGTGAGTTCACGCTTGGTAGCAAGAAATACCCAGCAGGGACAAACGTGGTTTGTGTGACAGCGACTTCGCCAAGCGACCATGACGACGACAACTGGGATGCGTTGGGGGGTACGGTGGACTTGACTCCATACCTTACCAAGAGTGATGCAAGCAACACTTATGCGAAGAAAGCTGATACGGATACAAGTTTTAAAGAAATCCTGGAACAGCTTGGGGTAGTAGTTGCTAAGGATGAAATAGTCAATAATCTTACTTCCAGTGAAACGAACAAACCCCTTTCGGCTGCGATGGGTAAGAAATTGCAAGATGAAAAGCTATCGAAAACGGATGCGAGCAACACGTATGCAAAGAAAGCCGATGTAATTTCATATTATAACATAGGAGAACTTACCGCTCTAAACGGTAATCCTACACAAGAACAACTTAAAACAGCTTTAGGGACACCGTCTACTTTTAGAAATGCCATTGATGCAGGAAAACTAATATTAGTAACTGGTCATATTAATATACAATCTCAAAAATCGGCAGTGTGTATAATTGATTCTGGGAATGTAATAGTAAAATATCTTCATCCAGGTAATAATGACTGGATTGTCATTGCAAAATGTGTCCCTGCAAGTAGTGGAGACAACTGGGATAATGCGCAGTTTAGTGTAAGAATTGTTAAACCTTCAGATTCAGCAGGAATTACAATCGAATAAACTATGAGAAAGGATTTTGAAATAGATTCAGAAATCATCACTGACGATGTACGAGAGAATTTACCGGACGAAGGTAGCTTGCAAGTGAACGGTAATACTGCCGATATTCCCTCCGGAGTTATTCCATTGGCAAGCACGGCAGTAGGGCAAAAACTAAAGGTGTATGCCTCTAAGACGCGGGCGCAGGCTTTGTCGCTGACGGGAGCCAACCCGCAGGCGTTGTTCTTCCCCACGGACGCGGAGAGCATCGTGTTTAACGGGAAAGAGTACGGGGCGGGGCCTTACCTGGTGTGCCTTAACGTGAATGAAAATTCGAGTTCCGACACGCTTTTGGTTCGTTTCGGGAAACCTTCCGACTTGGTGGCGGCGGTACGTGCGCGCCGTCCCTTTTTGGGATGGGACGGCCCCTTGGACAAGGTCACGCATTCGGCGCCTGTTTCGGTGGAGGTCTCGGACTCGACGGTGTGCATGATGTGGATGGAGCATTACCGTACGAGCCGCATGCAACTGGTACACCTGTATGCTTCTTATAGCGGCGACACGTGGGGTCAGGTGACGCAGTATAATGAATACAGGTTTACGGCTGGGGTTTATACCCCGCCTGCGGAATGATGGAAAAGGAATAGTATATGAGAACGGATTGGGAACATTTGCGCATGGTGCCGGCATCGGCCATCAGTCCGGTGCTGGCGTATTACACCCCCCGACGAAGGGATTCTTGCTGGCATTGGTGTTGGCCTTTGCCTTCAACATCTATGCGGGTATGAAGGCGGACGGGGTGAGTTTCACGTGCTGCGAGAACTTTTCTTTCGGCAAGTTCAAGAACGCCCTGGCCGAACTGGTCCTTTACGTGGTGATAATCTGCTTCCTCTTTACGGGTATGACTGCGAATATGATGAGGATGATATTTGCAATCTTTTATCAATCTACGTATATAATGCAACGCCTGGCTAAAAGTTTTTTCTAGAGAGGTGTCTGTATATAATTAACTTTATTGTTTAACAAATTTCTAAATTCTTCAAAATTATGGGAGAAACTGTAGAAAAAATCTATTGTTGCGACCGCGATAACAACGACAACGCGCTCGCAGCTGCCATCTTGGCAAACGATAATAACCGTAGAGATGATTGGGGCCCGATGGCCGCCATGATGGGTGGAGGTATGAACAACTGGATGAACAATCCGTTTGCCTACCTCATGTTCCTGGCTCTGTTCCGCAATGGAGGCTTCGGCTTTGGCGGGGATGGTGCAGGAGCAGGTACCGCTACTCAGGGTATCGAAACTCAGGCTCAGCTCAATGCTATCCGTACTCAGTTGCAGGACAACCAGAATGCTGATTGCATTAAGTCTGCCATCCAGGGCAACGGCTTTGCTCTTAGCCAGCTGGCTCAGACGCTTAACATCGATTTCAACACTCTTCAGAAGTGCTGCTGCGATGTTCAGGCTGCTATCCAGCAAGTTGCTGGTCAGGTTGGCTTCTCTGCTGAGCGCGTTATCAATGCCGTTAACCTCGGTGACTGCAATGTTATCCAGGCTCTGCAGAACTGCTGCTGCCAGACTCAGCGCCAGATTGCTGATTTCCGCGGTGACCTGTTCCTCCAGAATTGTAAAGACACTGCCGAACTCCGCAATGGTCAGCGTGACCTTGGCTTTGCGATTACGCAGGGCTTCTCGTCTACTGCTTTCCAAGCTCAGCAGGATAAGTGCGATATTCTTCGTGCTGGTCAGGACAACACTCAGCGTATCATCGACACTCTGAACAACCACTGGAAGGACGAACAGGCTCTGAAAATTCAGGACCTTAAATTCGAGCTTTCTCAGGAGCGCCAGAACAGCCTGATTAACGAGCGTTTCAACAGGCTTGGCAATTGTGGCTGTGGCGGTAATAGCTGCGGATGCGGCTGTGGCCAGTAATGTTTAACCATTAAACTGTAAAGATTATGGTTACATTATCGCCAGTAGGCTTAGCCGCTGCTCCTGTGGCAAATCAAGTTTCGTTCTTGGCCACATTTAAGGAGAAATTGTGTCGTTGTGTCTGTGCAACTTCTACCAATCAACCGTTTGCGACTGTTACTTATAGGAATGAAACGCCTGTTCTTAACGGAACTACCGTATTCGTGCCTATTGTAGCAACAATCACGATTACTACTCCGAATGCTTGCAAATGCCAAGCTGAGACACAGGTAATCAATGAACGGTTTGTGGTTGCATTCCAAGGTAGAACGACACTTCCTACATCTGTTACTATCAACCAGCTTGGAATGACTCAAGGACTTATTAAGATAGTATGCGGAAAATCCAACTGCTATGCTATCAATAGCTCATTGAGCGTTTCTATTCCAGCTGAACCAGCAGCCTAATTGAAATTGAGGGTACTTAGGGAAGTTTTATACTTCTCTGAGTGCCCTCTTTTTTATTAACAATTCAAAAAGATAAGCTATATGTTGTTATTCAAAGATATAAAGCAGAATTATCCTGTATACATTCTTGATACACAGGAATTTAGCCTTATTCAAGGCAAAGCCACTCAGGTATCGTTTCCTCGATTAGAAATGAACCAGAAGACTGGCAAGACAGAGATGGTAGTAGATGTTACTATAGAGGCCAATGGAAAAATGGCAACTTACGCTATTCCTGAAAGCCATTCAGTTACCTATGCCGGGCATCTTGTTCTGTCAACAGAAAAATCTGGATTGACGAGCGAAGTTGAAGCTCAAAAGGCAAATGCTGAACAGGTTTTGGCTTCTGCTTCTAAAGCTCAAAATATCATTGACAAAGCTCCTTTATTGCTTGCAGAGCTTAATCCTATGTATAAGGAAAAGCAAGAAACAGAACAGCGTTTCGGCAAGATTGAGAAGTCCATTAGTGGCATGGAAGAACTCATGAAAAAGCAGCAGGAAATGATGGAGAATTTCATCAAAAAATTTGAAAGCTAAAAGTTATGGGACACAGATTAAAATGTATCATAGTAAAGCATTATACATGCGACCATGATAAGGAGCATGAAGATGAAGAAGACGTAGTAGTAGAAAGCAGAATAGCTACTCCTCATGGTGAGCATAAGGTCAAATTTGATTTGCCTTATGAGCAAACAGCAAATGCTCTCATGTCTGCTAAAGGATATTCTGAGTATGTCAAAAAGCACGGCTATCACTTTACAGATGCTCTGCAAGAGCACGTAAGTAAAATGATGGTAAATGCTAATGGCCAACAGCATTCTTGGACTACAAGTCAAGTCAAAAAGTCTATGGAAAGCTTAGGATTGAGCATTCCTGGTAAAGTGACAACAGGTGATGTTACCTATGTGGCTAACATGGCTTATGCAGATTTCTATCCAGACCCTCTGAAAGATGAAGCCGCATGCTTGAGATATGCTCATAAAGTGGCCAATGACCCGGATGGGTATGATGGCATGATTTTCTGCAGATGGACTGCTGACGCAATCGGAAAAGCAATCAAGTTGGACTGGGAAAAATTCGTATAGTATGTTAGAACTGATTGAAGCCAAGAACTTTGACGGACTGATGTTTTTCATAGCTATTAGAGTTGGCATTATTCTAGTCTGCTGGATTTTCATGATACTAAGCAGTATCGTAGACTTCTGGAGTGGAACAACGACAGCAAAAGCACTTGGCCAAGCATTGATGTCGCATGGATTTCGTAGAACAATTACAAAAATCGGCGATTATGTAAGGCTAATGCTTTTTGCTCTTATGTTTGATATACTTGGAAGCTTATTATCATTCTATATAATTCCATTTGCCACAATTCTATGTACTGTTGCAGTTATATATATTGAGGGTAAATCTGTGGTTGAAAATAGCAAACGTAAAAAAGCTCATGCTGCAGATGTACCTGATATAGTAAAAAAGATTGTGCAAGCAGCTACTGCAGAGCAAGGCCACGAAATACTTAATGAAATAACAAAAATAATCACCTTAAACGATAAAAAGAAATGAGAAAGATAAATAAAATCATAGTCCATTGCTCTGCTACTCCTGAAGGACGAGATGTTAAAACTGAGACCATACGAGATTGGCATGTGAATGGTAATCACTGGAAAGACATTGGTTACCACTATGTGATTGAGCTCGATGGCTCTGTTCACAGAGGCAGAGATGAAAGTGTAGCTGGAGCACACTGTTCAGGCCAAAATGCGAACTCTATAGGAGTATGCTATGTAGGAGGTGTTGCTAAAGACGGTAAAACTCCTAAAGATACGCGCACTGAGGCTCAAAAGCAATCTTTACTCGAATTGCTGAAAAGCTTAAAGGTAAAATACCCAAATGCTACTATTCATGGACACAGAGAATTTGCAGCTAAGGCGTGTCCCAGCTTTGATGCTAAATACGAGTATAAAGACCTCTGAAGCACATAAAAACCATTCTCGTAATAATTTCTTATACACGAGAATGGTTTTTATATTAAATATGAATAATAACAAATAAAACTCAAAGATTATGCGAGAATTAGCGAGAATAATTACACTTATATTTTTAGCCACTATATTATATAGCTGTAAGTCAATTCAATATGTGCCAGTGGAAACAACGAAAAGAGATACTACTTACTTATCTCAGACCAAAATTGATAGCATATATCATAGAGATTCAATCTATGTAGAACGCAAAGGCGATACCGTGTATCTCAGTAAATATAAATACTTGTATAAATACATAGAAAAGCATGATACTCTCTGGCGAGAAAAAGTTGATACAATTCAAGTTGCATACCCTGTAGAAGCTCAGTTTACTAAATGGCAAAAGATAAAAATTAATATTGGTGAATACCTGATAACGGCCATAGCCTTAGTAATTATATGGCTGTGTGCAAAATACTTCATAAAGCGGTAAACAATAGAAACAATATAAACAAGTCATTGTTTACGCCTAAAGTGCTCAAAATCAATTACTTATATATGCTGTAAACAAAGAAACAATAATTTCATTAAATCTTTTCATATTAAAAGCTGATATTTCTTATTAACCTTAATGTTAATCGGAAATTAAGAAATTAAGTTTGAAATATATAGAGGCATTGTTTTTATTGTTTCTTTGTTTACAGCAATTTCAAAGCCGCACTAAAATTGCTGTTTAATTATTTTTAACAAATAAATTCTCAAAAAATAATGGAAAAATTTTTTTCTTTCGAGAATAGTTTGTATATTTGCATATCAAAAATAAGATAATAAAATTCACCAAAATATGGAACAACAATTTAATATAGGTAATGTAATTGAGCACTACAAGCTAAATACGGAAGATTTAGCGAAGGTGTTATTTCCTACTGTTAAATATCCGAAACAGGCATTTGACCGCGTGTTAAAGGGCGAAGCTAATTTGGATGTTATACAGTTAGAGCGATTGGCCAATCATATTGGCGTGTTAGTAACTGATTTGTTTTCAGCAAATACTTGGAAAGGTTCATCTGAAGATGGATGCCTAACAATGCTGAAAGGCGAATATAAAGTAAAGCTGAATTATAAAGGTGTGTACGTATCTATATATAAGAATAATGAGCTTATCCACCAAAAGCTCTCAAACGTACCAGATATGACAGTAAACGAGTTTATTAACTATTTAGATAACTTTATTAAAAATTACGAAAATGGAAACCGTTAAAATTTCTGTTGAGGTTAGCGTAAACCTGTCTGAAAATACGCAGAAGTTTTTAACTTCATTGTTTGGTAATGCTATTGCTCCTTCAGCACCTGCTGCTCCAGCTTCTAAACCTGCTCCTGCTGCACCAGCAAAGCCAGCTCCCGCAAAACCTACTCCTCAGCCTGCGGCACCTGCCCAGACTCAGAGCGCTGCCGAGTCTGCTCCTTCAGCACCTGCTGCTCCGGCTGCTTCTTCTGCCTCTAAGAGCATTGAGGATGTTCGCGGAATGCTTGCAAAGAAGGTCAATGAGCATCGCGACGTAATCAAGCAGAAACTCAATGAGCTTGGAGCCCCGAGTGTAACAAAGCTTGACCCGGCTAAGTATGACGAAATGTATAACTTCTTAGAGTCACTGTAATTATGTCGAGTACAAAGAAGTTGCAAAAAGCAGCTCAGAAGTTTCGCAGAGAAAATCCAGAGCTTTATGCTCAGTGTATTATTTGATGTCATTGTTTGGCAAAACTGATAAAAGAATATGGTTCAAGCGACAAGTAGTACTAAACCACAGAAACATAGCCAGAGAAGTCATGCACTCCTCTCGGCTTCTGGAGCAGGAAGATGGCTGAATTGTACTCCATCTGCTAAGCTTGAAGATGAATACGGAGAAAAGAAGTCTTCAGTATATGCAGAAGAAGGTACATTAGCTCATGAGCTCTCAGAGCTTTACCTGAGAAAAGATACACTTAACAGCATTAGTGAGCAAGACTTTGACCAAAGGCTCGAAGAGATAATGGCAAATGACTTGTTCAGTGAGGAAATGCTTGAAGTTGTACCTATCTATACGGATTATTGCTCAGAACAATTAGCTGAAGCAAAAACTGAAAATCCGTTAGCTGTCATGGAAATTGAGCAGAAACTCGATTTGACAGAATATGTGCCTGAAAGCTTTGGAACAGCTGACTGTGTTGTTATCAATGACAACCTTATGGAAGTTATTGACTTAAAATATGGAAAAGGTGTTCCAGTATATGCTGAATGGAATAAGCAACTTATGCTTTATGGGCTTGGAGCTTTGCAGAAATATGATACAATGTATGATATAACGGAAGTGCGATTGACTATTATACAGCCTCGCATTAACAATATATCAAATTGGCAAATATCTGTCGAAGAACTCCGTAAATGGGCAGAAGAGGAGCTTAGGCCAAGAGCTGAACTTGCATTCGAAGGTAAAGGAGAACTTAATGCTGGAGATTGGTGCAGATTTTGTGCTGTGCGTAATCAATGTCGTAAGCTTTATGAGCAACAACTCGAAATTGCACAACATGAATTTGCAGACCCAGAGTTGTTAACCGATGATGAGATTGCTGATATAGTTAAGCGTGTGCCTAAGCTTATAGAATGGGCTAATTCAATAACAGAATATGCACAAACTAAAGCGATTAACGAGAATAAGCAATGGCCGGGGCTTAAATTAGTTGAAGGAATTAGTCGACGCAAATGGGCTGACGAAGACCAAGCTTCTAATGCAATTTTTGCACGTTGCCCTGAACTTTCAGAAGATGAGATTTTCAATATGAAACTTAAGCCAATTACTTCTATTGAGAAGTTAGTAGGCAAAAAGCGTTTTGAGGAAATACTCTCAGATGTGGTTATCAAGCCACAAGGCAAACCTACTCTTGTACCGCTTGAAGACAAGAGACCAGCAATGGGATATGCTCAAGCACAATTAGATTTCAAAGACGAATAATATTTTTTAGCATGGAACGTAATCCTTCTATTATATCACCAAAATTGGTAGGAACTGCTTTTGGTCATGACCCCAATAATATGATTGGCTATGGTATCAATTGTATTAACTTTAAAGCTAAACATAGAAAGCTTAAAGGTTATATGAGAAATAATAGAAAAAAGTAATAATAACAACTTAAATTAAAAGACAATGAGTAATCAAGTAAATTCAACCAAGGTTGTAACTGGCAAAGTAAGATTTTGCTATGTAAACGTGTTCGAGCCCACAGCTATGAATGAGGACGATACTCCTAAGTATAATATCTGCGTTCTTATTCCTAAGAGCGATACGGCTACTATTGACAAAATCAAGAAAGCCATAGAAGCTGCAAAGGAAGCAGGTAAGGCAAAACTCGCAGATAAGAATGGCCGTATCCCAGCAAACCTCAAATTGCCTCTACGCGATGGCGATGAAGAACGTCCGGATGACCCAGTATTTGAGGACCACTATTTCATCAATGCAAACTCGATGCGTCAGCCGAGCATTGTGGACCGCTCACTTAATCCAATCATGAGTAGAGACGAGTTCTATTCTGGCTGTTATGGTCGCGCTTCAATCAACTTCTATGCTTTCAATGTTTCATCCAAAGGTATCGCTGCTGGATTGAACAATCTCCAGAAGCTCGAAGATGGAGAGATGTTGGCTGGTGGCTCAACCGCTGAAGAAGATTTCGGTGGAGATAATGCTGTTCAGGATGACGATATGATGTAATTTCCTCTCTGCATCAATGAGTATAGTAGTTTAATGGTAAAACTTACTTCGGAAACCGTCTGTGGAAACCAAGTAAACGTGGGTTCGAGTCCCGCCTATACTCCTATTGGGATAGTAGCTTAATGGAAGAGCAGCGTGGTACCACTTAAAAACAACGAGAGCAAGATGCAGGTTCGAGTCCTGCCTATTCCACAATTCTATAATATCAAATAAAGAAATAATGGCAAAAAATCTTTTTATAGACGTTGAAACATATTCATCTGTAGATATTAAAGAGTCTGGAGCTTATAAGTATATTGAGTCACCAGACTTTGAAATTCTTATAATAGGATATGCTTTAGATGATGGCCCGGTAAAGATAGTAGATTTGGCTCAAGGTGAAGAAATGCCTGAAGAGTTTGAAGAAGCTTTGCTTGACCCGGATTGTGTAAAAGTGGCACATAATGCAGTATTTGAGCGCTTGAGCTTTAAGCGTATAGGATATAATGTTCCAGCAGAACAGTGGTATTGTACCTCTGTAAAAGCTGCGTATTGTGGTTTACCACTTTCTTTGGACGGAGTATCAAAGGCTCTTAATCTTACAGATAAAAAGCTAGATACTGGTAAAGCGCTTATTAAATACTTCTCATGCCCATGCAAAGCAACTCGAGTTAATGGCATGCGTACTCGGAATTATCCTGAACATGCTCCTGAAAAGTGGGAAATGTATAAGGAATATAACAAGTATGACGTACTTGCAGAGCGTGAGATATTTAAGAGATTAGAGGCATATATCATTCCTGATATTGAGCGCAAGATGTATGTGCTTGACCAGAATATAAACGATAGAGGTATTTTGGTTGATATGGAATTAGCAGAGTCTGCTATCGCAGTAGATAACACATATACTTCTATCTTAACGCAACATGCTCAACAGCTAACAGGGCTTGAAAATCCAAACTCACCAGTTCAAATTAGGCAATGGGTTGAAAAGACAACAGGATGTGTTGTTATGTCACTTTCAAAGGAAACAATGCCTGATTTAATGAAAGAGTTTGCAGATTATCCAGATGTTATCGAGTTACTTAATATACGCAAAAAGCTCTCAAAAACGTCCATTAAGAAGTATTATGCTATGCTTAACTGTGCCATGAAAGACCATAGAGTCCGTGGTACATTTCAATTCTATGGCGCAAATAGAACTGGACGATGGGCAGGTAGGCTATTGCAATTGCAGAACTTATCAAAAAATCATATATCACATATAGAAGTACCACGTGAAATGATTAGAGCACGTGATTGGGAATCTGTTGAAATGATGTATGATGATGTTTCAGATATTTTGTCGCAATTAGTAAGAACAGCTCTTATACCACCAAAGAATATGAAGTACGCAGTTGCAGACTTTTCTGCAATTGAAGCAAGAGTAATATCTTGGCTTGCTAATGAAAAGTGGCGATTAGATGTATTTCACGGCGATGGTAAGATATATGAAGCAACTGGAGAAAAGATGTTTGGAGTACCAAAGTCTGAAATTAAAAAAGGCTCAGTGCTTCGTGACAAATCAAAAATTTCAGAACTTGCGCTCGGCTATGAAGGCGGTCTTGGCGCGTTAAAGCGCATGGGAGGAGACAAAATGGGACTTTCAAATGTTGAAATGATAGGCCTTGTGCGCAAATGGCGAATAGCAAATCCAGCTATTGTAGACATGTGGAAAGAAATAGATGAAGCATCTAAAGAAGCAGTTAGATACCACAGAGCCGTAAAATGTACAAGTAAAAACGTGATATTTGACTGTGATGGAGAGTTTATGACAATAGAACTACCTGTTGGCAGAAAGCTATTCTATTATAAGCCAGAATTTAAAGATAAAAAAATAGGTCGTTCATATATGCCTATTCGTAGCCTATGCTATAGAGGTATTGACCAGACAACAAAACAATGGATAAGTATAGACACGTATGGTGGCAAATTAACAGAAAATATTGTGCAAGCAGTATCAAGAGATTTATTAGCTGATGCTATGCTTAGAATGGAAAAAGCTGGTTATGGAATTGTTGGTTCAATACACGATGAAGTAATAACAGAAGTTCCAGAGATTAATGCACAAGAATGGTATGATAATTTGGTTAAGATAATGTCCACTCCTCCTTCATGGGCTTATGATTTACCACTTAATGCTGATGGTGGAGTTATGGACTTTTATCAAAAGTAATGATTATGCAAGTAGGTAAATTAAAATATGATGGAAATTTAAGCATAGCTGTTGGATTAAATGTTTCAAGTAAAGTATGGAAAAATACCAAAACTACTTGGAGCAATTTAGTTCAAAAGTTAGCTACTCCTGTAGTAACCGCTGAAACATATAAGCGGTTTATAAGTGCCACAAAAGAAGAGCAAAGTAAGATAAAAGATGTAGGCGGATTTGTAGGCGGATTTCTTACAAATGGTAGGCGTGATAAAACAAATGTACTTTACCGCCAGTTAATTACATTGGATATTGACTTTTCTCATGAGAACTTTTGGTGGGACTTTACAATGCTATTTGATTGTGCTGCGGCTATTCATTCAACCCATAAGTCATGCCCTGAAAAGCCACGACACAGATTGATAATTCCACTTGATAGAGAAGTATCGCAAGAAGAATATCAAGCTATTGCTCGAAAAGTCGCTGGAGACCTAAACATTGATTTGTTTGACCAGTCAACTTTTGATGTAAATAGACTTATGTTCTGGCCGTCTGTATCATCAGATATGGAGTACTACTTTGAATTTCAAGACGGACCTTTCCTTGAAGCCGATTATATTCTTGGGCTATATAATGATTGGCATGATACGAGTGAATGGCCAACTGCTACAGATAGCACAGATGTAATAATGCAAGCTATCAAAAAGCAAGAGGACCCAGAAGATAAAAAAGGCATAATTGGTGTTTTCTGCCGTACTTATACTATACAAGAAGCTATTGAGACTTTTCTTTCAGATGTATATACACCAGCTGGAGAAGGACGATATACATATATAAATGGCTCTACAGCTGCGGGCTTAATAGTCTATGATGATAAATTTGCATATTCTCATCATGGAACAGACCCTGCTGGAGGTAGACTATGTAATGCATTTGACTTAGTTCGCATACATAAATTTGGCCATTTAGATACAGGCAAAGAAAAAGAAGACAAAGATAAAAAGAGCTTTAAGGCAATGGAAGAATTTGCCTCTAAGGACTCTACAACAAAAAAGCATATTGCTGAAGAAAAGTTTGCTGAAGCTAAATTCGAGTTTGCAGAAGAAGCAAAAGCAGAAGTTCCTGAAAAATATGATACTTCATGGACAGAAGAGCTTGACGCTAATACAAAAGGCGAATATGATAATTCTGCCAATAACTTGAATATAATAATTCAGCATGACCAATTCTTAAAAGATGTATTTAAGCTAAACATTTTTGATAATAAAAGATATGTTACACGTTCGTTACCATGGCGTAAAGTCGATACTGTGGAGCCTCTTCGTGATGTTGACTATTCTGGTGTTCGTAATTACATTGAGTGTGTTTACGGCATTGTGTCAAGTCAAAAAGTGGACGACGCGCTTGCGCTTGAATTTGAAAAGAAAAAGTTCCATCCGATAAGAGAGTATATATGTGCTCAAAAGTGGAATGGCATACCGAGAGTTAATACATTATTGATTGATTATTTTGGAGCAGAAGATAACGCTTATACTAGAGCCGCCATTAGGAAGACGTTGGTGGCGGCTGTTGCGAGGGTATTCGAGCCAGGTATTAAGTTCGACACAGCGCTTATACTTGTCGGAGAACAAGGAACATATAAAAGTACTTTCGTTAAAAAGCTCGGCATGGAATGGTTCTCAGATACATTCACGACTGTGCAGGGCAAGGAGTCATTTGAGCAGATACAAGGGGCGTGGCTGATTGAAATGGCAGAGCTTTCAGGCCTTAAGAAAGCAGAAGTAGAGTCAATCAAGCACTACATATCAAAAAGAGAAGATATGTTCAGGCCAGCGTATGGTAGAACAGTAGAAACATATAAAAGGCAGTGTGTATTTTTTGGTACTACTAATAACAAAGATTTCTTACGTGACCCAACAGGAAATAGACGATTTATGCCTATAGACGTAAGGCCAGAATATGCTACAAAGTCTGTAAATGATGACCTTACACAAGATGAAGTAAATCAAATATGGGCTGAAGCATATCAGTTATATTTAGCAAAAGAGCCTTTATACCTCGTTGGTGATGAAGATATAATTGCTAAGATTGAGCAGCATAAACACTCAGAAGCAGATGAGCGAAAAGGTATTATTGAAGAATATCTTAATACTAAATTTCCAGATGATTGGGATAAAATGGACCTGTACGACAGAAGACGTTGGCTTGAAGACCCATTGTCTAAAAACGGTACAGTACAAAAAGACTTTGTCTGCATTGCTGAAGTATGGTGTGAGTGCCTCGGCAAAGATAAGACAGAAATGTCAAGATATAATACCAGGGAGGTTAATGAAATTCTTAGGTCATTGCCTGAATGGGAAGCTATAGCATCCACTAAGAACTTTCCTTTATATGGTAAACAGAAATACTATAAACGTAAAGATAGCTTATTATGATAGCAAATTTTTATAAAACGCAATACGGAAATTACCGTAATTCTGTGCTTCTTGTAACAAGAAACATAGAACATATTCCGTCTGTCAAAACGATTGTTATATACAATGGCCAAAAGTTTTGTGTTGACAAACTGGAATTTAATTTGGATAAGTGTGAGTATAACATTTATATGGCCAGGTTATGAAATATGTAATACTAAGAGCTGTATGCAAATTCTCCGATGGTTCTTTAAGAACAATAAAATATGATGAAAACCATGTAACAGAAGAAAATGCTTGCAATGATGTAGCCCAATTCAAGAAAAATCTTAAAGATAAGCTTAACCGGTCATTGCAAATACTTGGAGTAACTGTAAGTTCAATAAATTTAACTTATGAAGAAAGAGACGGTAGACAGTGAAAAAGTTGTAGAGCACAAATTGGTTGAGCTTGTTAAGATAAATGGTGGCATGTGTATAAAACTGCTGTGTGACCAACTTATAGGCTTACCAGATAGAATGTGCTTATTTCCGGGCCATAAAATAGTTTTTGTGGAATTAAAAACAACTGGGCGAAAGCCTAAACGCATACAGGCATATATGCACAATAAGCTTAGAGCTTTGGGTTTTAGAGTTGAAGTAATAGATACGATAAAAGGCGTTGAACAATTTATAGATAGTATAATTTATGATAAGTAACATAGTTGCATTTATAATAGGTGCTTTGTTTGGTTTAGCTTGTTTAGCTATATTTAACAGTAACAAAAGATGAAAGAAACAGATTTACATAAATACCAATTGGCTTGTGTTGAGCATATAATTACTCACCCATTTTGTGGAGTATTTCTTGATATGGGATTGGGTAAGACAGTATCAACACTGACAGCTGTAAACTATTTGATGTTTGACTATCTTGAGATTAACTCAGTGTTAGTCATAGCACCAAAGCGAGTAGCTGAGTCAGTTTGGCAAGAAGAAGCAGAGAAATGGGACCACTTAAAGCATTTGCGCTTTTCTAAGATTATAGGTACTGCTAAACAGCGAATAGCAGCTGTTATGGAAACAAAAGCTGATATTTATATCATATCAAGAGATAATGTCGCATGGCTTTGTGCTTTATATGGCGGAGGCAAATTACCTTTTGATATGGTAGTAGTTGATGAGCTTAGCAGTTTTAAGTCTTATAAATCAGAGCGTTTTAAGGCATTACGCAGCGCAAGACCTTATCTTAAAAGGCTAGTAGGACTAACTGGTACACCTGCTCCAAATGGACTTATTGATTTGTGGCCTCAAATATATCTTATGGATAGAGGCGAGCGCCTTGAAAAGACAATATCAAGATATAGAGAAAGGTATTTTCGGCCAGGTCAAACGAATGGTCATGTCGTATATTCATACGATTTGATGAGTGACTCAGAATATCTAATACATAAGAAAATAGAGGATATTTGCATAAGCATGAAAGCCGATGATTATCTTGAAATGCCGTTTAGGACAGATAACTATATAAAGCTTAGAATGCCTGAAGCTCTAAAGAAGCAATATGATGACTTTGAAAAGAATAAAGTGCTTGACTTAATAAGTGCTACTGAAACGATTGAGCAAGAAGACGAAAATGGTAATTCAGTATTTGTTGAAAAGCCTGTGGAAGTAAACGTAGTCAATGCCGCTGCCTTTTCAAATAAATTACTTCAATTTGCTAATGGAGCTATATATGATGAAGAAAGAAATGTGTTTCCAATTCATGATATTAAGCTTGAAGCTCTTAAGGAGATAATTGAAGATGCAAATGGCCAATCTGTGCTTGTAGCATGGACCTATCAATTCGATAGGGATAGAATCGTGGAATATCTTAAAAAATATAAGCCAAGAGAGCTTAAAAACAATAAAGATATTGAAGACTGGAATGCTGGTAAAATACAAGTTATGTTAGCGCATCCAGCATCAGCAGGCCATGGGCTTAATCTTCAAGCAGGAGGCAGTATAATAGTTTGGTTTGGGCAAACATGGAGTCTTGAATTATATCAGCAGTTTAATGCTCGATTATATCGACAAGGACAGCAAAATCATGTTGTTATAAATCATTTGATATTGCAAGGCACTCACGATGAAGATGTTATCAGAGCACTTAAAGCAAAAGATAAAAAGCAAAATGCCTTAATGGATAGCATAAAAGCAAAAATTGACAAATATAAAAAATTTATGTAATATGGGACGTAATGGAAAGCAAGCTCCGGTATTTCCGGAAATGGTAAAACTTGTTAACGATAATGTTGGCAAAGTAGTAAGTTCAAAAGAAATTCTGCTTGGTAAAGAGCCAGGTAGAAACTCAGAAACCGCATATCTTTATAAGTTTATAAAGCTTGGATATGTAGAACCTGTAGGCGATAATAGCTTTGTGAAAGACAAAACAGCAAGTTTTAAGGTAATAAGAGAATTTCCTAAGCATTACAACTCTGTTATGTTTATGGATGAGCTGAGAGTGGCAAATGGGTATATACCAGATAATCGTAAGCGTAAAGTATATTGATATGAAAGCAACAGATTTACAAATAGGCGGAAGTCATTATAAAGATATGGCTATGCAACCAATAGAGCTTATAACCGCTTTAAGATGTTCCTTTATACAAGGATGCATTATAAAATATATTAGTAGGTATAAAGCTAAAAATGGAGCGCAGGATATAAAGAAGTGTATTCATTATGCTCAGCTAGCTATTCAGTTAGGAGATAAAAGAAGATGCAATGATAAAGCTCTCTTTCTTAGCATAAATAAGTTTATTATTAAAAATAAGCTAACGATACTTCAGCGGAGAATTATTACTCAAACTGCATATAATAACTATGAGCAAGTTATTCAATTTTGCAAAGAATTACTGCAAATAGAATATCCAGAAGAGCAATAAAATCTGGCCAAGTTAAGAAGTGTTAAGTGAGTGCATTTTATAATGAAAAAATTTTCTATTCTCGGAGAAAATTAGTATATTCGCATATCTAAATAAAGATAATAAAATGGACAAGAAAAGAACATTTCAGCAAATAGCCAAAGATATAAAGTCAACATGGCTTAATGTATATTTTGGCGCAGTGCCTTATTTAGAGGCAATGCTAACACTTGATACTTCAGACCCGAATGCTATGTATTTTTATGATACCGCAAGAGATATTGTTAGATACTTCTTGGCAAATGCACAAACATTTAGAGGTGCTGATGCAAAAAGATTAAAAGCAGAACTAAAATCGATGCTGTAATGGATGAGATACTTAAACTGTTAAAAGAGAATAACGAAATGCTTGAGAATAATCCAGAGTTAAAATATAAAATAATAAACAGTTTTAAATCATGAGTAATATATTAGAACAAGCAAATCAGATTGTGAATGAGCGCTCAGAGGAAAAAGAGCGTCAGTACGGGCCTTTTAAGGCATCAATGGAAAGAGCGGCAGCTCTTTATAACTTGATGTCGCCTAAAGACCAGCAAATAACAACCGCTGGTATGTATAGAGCTATGATAGCTCTTAAGTTATCGCGTGAGGCTTATGCGCACAAAGAGGATAATCTTCTTGATGCGATTGCTTATATGGGCTCTATGAATGACTACTTAGAAGAACATAAAGAAATTTTTAATGACAAATAATCATGAAGCAGTTTATTAAAAATTTTTTAATAGGTTTATGCCTTGCACCTATAGCAACAGTGATAGCATGTGTAATGATTTCGCCTATATTTATTATGATGTATGTGCATAGTGAATGTATACAAGGGCTATTACTGTTAGTATATATGGCTTTATTATTTGCCGCCATTGTGTCGACTATTAACAAACTATCAAAAAAATAATAAAGAACTTAGAGATAAAATTAAAAATAATTATGGCAAAAGTTTATAACACAACAGACCTCAGACCAGACCAGGCGTTTGAGCGTCATGTATTCCACAGAGACCAGTTTGCGCATTATTTGCGTTGGACTCACATTTTGAAAGAAGCCAAGATAGGTGAATCTATCGTTGATTTTGGCTGCGGGGCTGCTAATTTACTTGAGGTGTTATACCGAAACAAATTTAAGCAGAAAGAGTATATTGGTATTGATATTCGCGAAAAAACAATTCAACAAGCTGCTGAAAAGTATGCGGATGTACCTTGGGCTCATTTCTATGTTGCTGACCTTGCTAAAAACTACATGGATTTCAGCAAGTTTAATGCTGACAAAGTCTGTGCTTTTGAAGTGCTTGAGCATGTTGGCAAACAGAATGCAGATGCATTTTTGGAGAACTTTAAGGCTTGTGGCAATAATAACGCTACTTATTACCTTTCAACTCCAAACTATGACCCATCTGTAGGAGCAGCTGGTAATCATACTTATGACTCAGGTGATGGTCGCGGAGTTGATGTGCAAGAGTTTGACCATTGGGAGCTTGAAGGCATATTGTTGAAGCATTTCAGCATAGTAAAGAAGTTCGGTACATTTGCTTCAGCTAAAGACTATAAGCCACTGATGAACGATTGGCAACAGAAAATGTTTGATGCTCTTAAAGAGTATTATGACTCAAACCTCATTGCCAATATCATGGCTCCTATGTTCCCGGATGCTTCACGTAATACTCTTTGGGTATTAAAGCGTAAGCCGGGAGATGTAAAAGTTGCTCCTAAAGCCACTGAGCAGCCAAGTTTATTCGATGACGATTTAATGTAACAGATATGAAGATAAAAGAAGCTTTATTCAAACTCAATGACTTTTGCAACACAAATAGATTCTATTTTAATTGCTAATTTGGCATCATTATGAAAAGTTTAATTTCAGTAACTCCAAGAGAGTTTAAACGCAACTTCAATGAAGTAATGGAAATGTGCACAGATATGTGCATGACAACCAATCAGGAGATTATTATCACTGTTCCTACGAGCAGAAAGTCAAATACTCATGCAGAAATAGCCAAGCTTATTCCTGTAGAAGGAGGCATTAAGTATGAGTACAATAAAGAACTTATGGATAAGCATGGCATTAACGCTTCTAATCCTAAGCTTTCAAAAATTGGAGCTATCATGGCTGATGCTTTTGAAAAAGAAGGAGTTTACAGCCTTATAAGTCCAGAAGTTGAACATAGACTTGCTAGAGCTGTAGAAACAGCAGCTAAGGAACTTGTTAAAATGATGTAGTCATGAAGTTTGCAAAAGTAAGAAATGTAAAGTCTCCAACGAGAGGAACCGGTAAAGCAGCAGGAATTGATTTTTTCGTTCCTAACTTTGGCAATAACAAAGGCTTTATCGTAAATCCAGGAACTGATGTTTTGATACCATCAGGTATTAAGATGGAAATTCCAGAAGGATATATGCTTATGGCAGCTGATAAATCAGGAGTCGTAACTTCTAAATGGGCTTGCCTTGGAGCTGGTAGAACACCGAAAGCAGAAGCATTTGAGAGCATTGTTATCCTCGGAGCCAAGATTGTAGATGAAGATTACCAAGGTGAAATTCATATACATGTTGTTAATGTCGGCAAAGCCAAAGTCCATATTAAGCCAGGTATGAAGATAGCACAGTTTATTCTTGTGCCTGTGTCTTACGAAGGACTTGAAGAAGTACCTGAAGCAGAGCTTTTTAGCCGTTCCTCCGAAAGAGGTGATGGAGCTCTGGGCTCGACTGGAAGTTATTAAATGAATTGATTTATGCCTTATTCTCGCGCGTAATATCGCATGCAAAGTATGAAACAAAAGAAATATATTCAGAAAAATGCATGGGCTCTAGAGCGCGCGAGAATATATAAATCTTAAGCAATGAAAAAGAAAGCAGTAGAAATACCAGAGGTTATTTATACAGACCAGTTTCTCAGATTTGTAGCAGTTTATGCTAACAGGTTTAGAGCAACAAATGGTTATGGAAGATGGCTTGCTGAATATAGGCGAATGGATGAGCAAGGTATGTTTAAGCCTGAAAAGTTGAGAGAATTATATATCAAGATACTGGATGGCTCAAATACTTTATCATACATATATTGGGAGGCCGTGCACTATATATGCGCACAAGCGCTTGACGCAGCTAAAACATTTGCTTTAACCAATTCATTTGAAATTAGAGTAATAACTGGTGAAATTGCTTTTAATGACGAAGATGAAGAGCTCAAAGATTTATCCATAGAGGAAGCATTGGCTATATGCAAAGCCATGAATGATGAAGCTGAAGAGCTTTTGTTTAGAGTTTACAACAGCAATACAAATAAACTTGTTAAGTGATATGATAATGATAGCTGAAAATACTCTTATAATAGATAGTCTGGCTGACTTAGAAGCTGAGATGTGCCGATATAACTGCTATACAAAAGAAGAGCTTGAAGAAGTTCTCTGGTATGATTATGGTGCAACTCTAGTGTTAAACTTTGAATATGAAGAAGCATGAATATAGTATATAAAAACGCAACTAGGGCTTTTGAGGACCTATATAGTTTTATTATAAGCCAAGGAGTAAAAACTAATGTTGGAACAAAGGTTGTTTACAATGTTGGCTTTTATTTATTAAATCCTCAGCAGCGCATAATAACAACGAAATGGCGTAAATTCAGCGAAAAATACGCTGAACGCGAATATGCCTGGTATATGTCAGGCGATAGAAGCGTAGCAGAAATTAAAAAGTATGCTCCTATATGGGATAAAATGCATGGTGGAGATAATCTTGTCAATTCTAATTACGGATGGCAGTGGAGTCGTAATCATCAATTAGAAAAATGTATTGAGCAACTTAGAGAAAACAAAGATACTCGTCAAGCTTGGTTTACAATCTTTGACGGCAAAGAGAAGGATGATTATAAATATGACACTCCTTGTACTTTGTCTGTAGGTTTTGATATTAAGCCAGGCATTGAAACTCTTGATATGTGTGTAATCATGCGAAGCAATGATTTGGTTTATGGCTTTTGTAATGACCAGTATTGTTGGACTAAGCTTCAACAGTTAGTAGCTGATGAACTTGGTTTGCCTATAGGCACATATTATCATTTTGTTCATGACCTTCATATATATGAAAGGCACTGGGATATGAAAGAAAAGTATTATAAAGAACAACTTAAAAAACTTGAAAAATGAAAGTAGCAAACTTAAAAGTAATTGACGTAATACAAATGCCTCAGTTTGAAAATAATATCGAGGCTTGTATAAATGAGTTATATTTAACTCGTACAAAAATTATGAATGAGCACCCTGGTGTTCAATTCAAAAGAGGTCCCATCGAAAGACTACAGGAGAAAAAGGTATTTGGACCTAAAGCTCTTGCTGCTCTTTACGCGAAAGTAGTCGATAAAACTATAAATACAAGCGAATATCCTTCTACACTTAGAACTTTTATTAAAGGAATAGGTGACGAAGCTTTTCATAGGACTTATGTTGAATTAAAGCAAGCAGAAGAGGGAGAAAAAGTAGAAACAATAATGGTTAAAAAGGAAGAAGATGAAAAAGGTGCTTAAATTTTTATGGAGATGTGTAGGTGTGCTTTATTTCCCTATATATCTATTGGCCTGGGTGTTGCATAAAATAGCAAGACTCATGCTTGCAATTGTGTATTTTGGATTGCTTAACAAGCAAGCTGGAAAAGATATAATCAAGTCATTATTTAAGTGGCATGGAAGATATTAAGCAATATGGAGACTTAACCGAAAAGGAACTCTTTGAATTTCTCGATGAAATTAAAAGCGATGATGAGGATATTCAAGAAGCTCAATCTGAGGCAATTGAAAAAATTACCTTAGAAGAAGAGCATGTTGAATTATCTGAAGAAGAGCAGGAAAACAGAGAGATTGAAGCTAGATATGGAGATAAAATGCCATGGACAGGCTTAGGTCCAAACAATTGCCAAGGTGTAAAACTATTTGGACCTGAGGGACAGCGCAGAGCTGCGATGGCTAGCATAGAAGCTAAAAGGAAAAAGTCTCAACGGCTTAAAGAAGATAGAATACGTATTCAGCGTGAAGCTTTCAGGCAAGAATATATACGTCTAAGTGACCCTATAGGAAATGAAAGGATTAAGCTGTTAGTTTCATCGCTTGTTAAAGAACACACAAGAATGGTTGATAAATACTCAACTTATATAAACAAGCGATTAACTACTTTACTTAATCCTTTTATTCCACGTAGGTTAAGAATATGTAAAAGCTTATATCCTGACTCAATTCGTCCATGCCCTGGCTTTTTATATAAAGCAAGTGAGGAATATGGTGCTGGATTAACTTTCTGGGCAATGCCTAATATCCCATATTACTTTGCTCAAAATACAGAGCAGAAAGTTCTTATGGAGCATAAATCACCATTCTTGGTAAATGTGGACCAGTCCATAAAGTTCTATCATGAGCATCTTAAAAAAAGAGCGGACAAAGAGCTTAAATATGCTTCTTTAATATACCAAAAAGGTGTATACTCATACTTTGACTTGTTAAGACTTAATCCATTTTGGTATGAAGTTCTATATAATGATTTGCAAAACAAAATTAAAGAAATGGTATGAAAAGTAATAACACTAAATTAGCATTGCCAAGAATTTTAATCTATCAAGATGAAGACTGTAAAATCCTGGTAGATTATTTGGTGTATAATGGCTTTCAAGTAATAACCTCAACTGAGGATGATATACTAATCAAAATCAGAGAAAAGAATTATGACTTATGCATATTAAGTCATTATAAAACAACAGATGCCTCTATGAGGCTAAAGCCATTAAAATTTTTGCGCAAATCAGATGATAAAATACCTGTAATAATGGTATCAGATAAGGTCCGATATGAGTATGTAATTGAAGCATTTGATGAAGGTGCGGATGATTATGTTATAAGACCATATAACATTGAGGAGTTTATAAGAAGAATAAAAGCCGTTCTAAAAAGATGTGGTGTGCGAGTAAGAAGTATAGAGCCATCTTATGAGATAGGCAATTACCTGTTTAATACAGTAGATAAAATTCTTACTATAGGCAATGTAAAAGCACAGCTTAATAATAAACAAAGCCAAGTTCTTGCTTTATTATGTGCCTATAAAAACGAAACATTACCCAAGAAAATACTTATGCAACAAGTATGGACTGATGATAACTACTTTAATAAACGTAGCTTAGATGTTCATATATGTATGCTGCGAAATATGCTTAAAATGGATAACCGAGTAGCTATAGAAACTATACGAGGAGTTGGTTATTCTCTTGTTATAGAAGAAGATGAAAGCTTAATGTAAAAAAGGCAGACTACTTTTCTGTAGTCTGCCTTATATTTCTCTCGTTCACTTGTTAAGCTATGCGCTTCTTGAAATTCTTCAAAAAATACAGGCTCATTTTTCCTGTTACAAAATCCTCATCTTGATTGCCTGTATGAAAACACTTAAGGCCATATTTATTGGTATAAACCTTAAAATCACCACGTAATTCTCTCGTCCCAGTTTGGTTATTAAACCACCATACTCTAATATGATTTGCATCAAGCCATTTTATTTGCTGCTGAATATATTTAGTAAGGTCCTCATATTCATCATAATCAGCTTGGTCTTCAACATACGGAACAAAAGTACATTCTATAAGGTCTGAGTCATCAACTGCTTTCCAATTATCTTCTATATAAAAATTATTGGAAAACATTTCAGATACCTCATTAGCTTCTTCCAAATTGTCTTCATCTAATGGCTCTTCGCCATAATACAAAAAGCAAAAAGCATCATTTGATATTTGCAAAGTCTGCTTTTTGCTGTAATCTAAAACAAAATTGCTCATTTATTCTCCCGTTCTATAGTTTCACGATATTTCTTCTCAAGCTCTGCTATTTCATCTAAAGCAGCTTGAGGCTGAACTAATTGAACAGCTACTGGCAGTTCATTTCCTTCTTGCATTGCCTGAATTGACTGAGAGCCATCAAGCAAATTTTCTTGCTGTACCTCTTGGGTATTCTCTTGTTCATTTATTTCCATATCGCAATTATTTATTTTTGTTCAACATTTCTCTCGTTGGGGCCTTGTGATATTCTCCTGTCCAATCGCGGCGGATATTCTCTCGACCATTTCCTCTGTTAACTTCTGTACCACACTCAGGGTCCAATGTGGACAATTGCTGCATAGTCCACTGTGCACACGAGCTACACAGCTTGTACTCTCAGGCATAAGCTGTTTAATCATAATGACTATGCGGCTTTTATGTGTTCTAGTGTGTAACATTTTTTAACAGTTTCACTTTTATTCTTTTATAAGTTAAAGTACAAAATAATCTTGATATAAATCACTGTTTTACAGACTTTAACATAAAAATTTTTCACTGGTTTATTGCAGCTTTAATATAAAAATATAGAGCTCTAAACGCCTCGAAAATATATGAAATTTCATTATTCTCGTTCATTCTCTCTTCATTTCTTTTTATAGATTTAGTTTACTATTATTCTCAAATAAAAGTGTCCTAGAATGCACGAAAATGAGTCAACTTTTTAGCCATAAATTTAACAGCTATTTATATAACTGCTTAGTGGCTTAAAGCTCAGGAAAGTCCATACCTCAATTCATATTATAGACTTTATAAAAATACATTGATAGATACACTTCTTTTGACCTCTATTGCGTCGAATTGAGTTGACCCATATTATAGTACACCCAAAGCCTAAAAGTGTCCTAGAACGCGAAAGAAGCATGTTTCTATGAGTTTACATATTTTAACATAAATCACAATAATACAAAAATAGCTGCATACTTAGATATGCAGCAAAAAAGAGCCGCCTCGAAAGAGGCGACTCCATGGGAGAAACAGTGTCAGGCGGCTGTGTTATGCAAGTGACTCCTCTTCGGCTGTAGTTTCAGCAGGAGCTTCGGCAGTTTCTCCATTTACCTGACCGGCAAGATATTCATCCAGCTCCTTCTTTGCATCCTCGAGCTGCTTCTTTTTAGCTTCCAGCTCTTCCTGAGCTTTCTGCAGCTTCTCCTCCGCCTTCTTCACATTCTCCTCGCAGCGAATTACGCGGTCCTGAGGAGTAAGTGGAGTACGGGTTGCTACTGCCTCACGACGTTCAAGATACTTGGCATTGAGCTGTGCACCTTCTTCATCGAACTCTTCGGTAATCTTAATGCCCTCGGCTTTTACAACCTTGTGCATAGTCTTCGTTGCAAGCGGATTGCCTTCGATAGGAGCCGGAACTGAAATGCGGTAGAGCAAACGCTGAGCTCGTTTGTCAGGCACGATTGCCACAATACGGCCAACTACCATTTCAATGTGCTCTTCGCCGTTTTCGTCTGTAGTGCGGTATTTCTCAAATTCTACCGTTTTGCCCACGTTGCTGATAACTTCGTTAACCTCTTCGGCAATTGCTTCCGGTGTCCATTCAACTTTGTCTGCCGGGTCTTTTGCTTTGCGAGCGCGGGCTTTCTTCTCCGGCTCAACGACTTCATCCAGAATGCGAACAAGATTGCTGTCGTGTACCTTAACGATGCGGCGTCCGTCGTCTGTCTTGATTGCATAGAGCACCTTATTGCTGCGCTTCTCTTCAATCACTCCGGCGATATAGCCGTCAACCCATTCTGCAGTGTTGAAAGGAACTGCCTGACAACGGTGGTTAACGTTCTTCTTCAGCTCTTCGGCCAATGCGTGACGCTCCTCGTCGGTCATCTTTGGCTTTTTCTCCTGAGTTGCCTTGCTGCCATTGTAAAGCGGGTTGAGCCCGCCATTCTCTTCAGCTGCCTTAATAGCTGCTTCTTCCTCAGGGCTGAGCTGAGTTTCTTCTTCACTTGCAGGAGTCTCTTCTGCGGTTGCCTCAGGAGCTGCAGGAGCTGCAGGAGCAGCGGGGGCCTGAGCCTGTTCACGAGCTGCGAGTACGGCCTCGATAGCCTTTTTGTCTTCGTCACTTGCTGTTGCCAAAAGAGCGTTCAGCTTCTTCGTTGTCATCTGCGAAAATTTCTTTGTTGCCATAATGCTGTAAATTTTGAATTGTTATTAAAATGTTATTGTTTAATTTTGATATTGCAAATATACTATGTTTTTTTTGAATTATTGAGCTGCTTTGGGAACTTTTTTCCAAGTTTTATGTTAAAAAATATCAATTGAGTTTCTTAAACGGCCCTAAGAGTCCGAGAGTACTTACATTATATCCCTCCTTGCCAAAGAATTTGAGTGCCATATTAGCCAATTTCGTTGTCCCTAAGGCATCCGAAGACACTACTATGATAGCTACATGGCCCTCATCGTTGGACACGATAGCGTTATCCGAAATAGCTTTTATAAAGTTCTCCATACTGTCCAAATTCTCTCGAGTGGCTTCAACTTCAAGCCTATAAACCGTTACAAACATTTCATTTCTTGCCATGTTATTTAGCTTTTACGGTTTTGTAGCTCTTACTTACCTCTACACTGAACACGCCGTGCCAAAGAGCAAATCGGATTGCTGTTTCTGAGTTGTCTTGTTCAACTGCAATTGTCGGTGTCAAAAACAATGTTTCTGACTTGGTTGCTGAAAATTTCATTGTTACCATATTACTGTAAATTTTTATTAGTTGCTCCGCAACAATATTGCGAAAGCAAGGGTTAAACTTAGTGCCGCTGTAGGTGTCGCTCCTAAAATCCGCTTTGCTTGATACTGTTCCACGAATATCGTTTCTCTCCGCAGCGGCTAAGGTCATGCATTCTCTTGAGGAGTGCCGTCCCATTCTGTTACTTGCTCGAGTACAATGTACCGGCGTTGCTTTGAGCGACACATAAGGGCCGCATAGCTGTCTGCATCTGTTTTGTTATCAAACTTCTCCACAACTGTGGGATTGAAAATACCGCCGTTATAGGCAACTGCTACATAAAAAACTGTTGTTTCCATATTGCTGTAAATTTTAGTTGTTTTGGCTATCGCCATATCTTTTTAAGTATATGCAAATATACTACTTTTATTTTAATCTGGTTACTGCTTTAAGAACTTTTTTCGTTAAATAATGTTGGTTATTTTACGTTCATTCTTGCTGCATATTCATCAATTTGTATCTCAATGCACTCGGCTCCGTTGTGCAAAACTCCTGTTCTCTTGAACTGCGATTTGTTATTTTCCATTGCTGTTCTCTTGTTTTAGTTCAACACTTTTTACTGCCATGCCTCCATACATATTACTAGCTGCATATCTCTCAGCCTGTTTTGTTGCTCCTTGGAGCGACACAGATTGAAATTCCTTTGTAGTGAAGTAACCGCCATTCTTCAATTGCGGATTGCTACGCCAGAATGTAGCGATATAAGTTCTCTTGCTGCTCATATTATTCCGGTATATTAAACTGTTTCAGCAATTTGTTTCTCTCGTCTTTCGGCATTCTTGTGAGGTTAATTCTCTCGGAGCCGGTCCAAAGATACACATAGTCACAGTGACCCATCCAACCGCGTTGGCGTTCTTGCCGATAGTCATTTGCCTCAGTGTAGCTTGCAAATCCGGCTTTATAGTCGTATTCGCTGTCGTCTCTTTCAACGTACAAATAAACTGTCTTCTTCATATTATTCTGGTATTACTGTTATTGTCCACTCAAAACCTGTCATTCTCTCGAGACGCTCCTGTTCATGCTCAGCCGACTTCTGACTCTTGCAAATAGTCGGACAATAGCCTTTGCGGTATCTCTTGGGCTGCACTTTCCACGTTCTGAGGTCTGTGCTCTCCTGTATCACGCCGTGTATTCTCTCGGCCAATACGACTCTGTCCTGTCCGCCTCTCCCGGTTTGAGCTATTATTAAGCTCTCCCGGTCTGTGCTGTCGATTGTTACTATGTTGCCGTACTTGCTATAAGTTATCTGGCAACCCAGTTCCGTGGCCTTGTCGATTAAGGCTTTCCACTGTTTGTCAGAGTACTCACTCCTGTAATAGTTCTTTGTCATAACTGTAATTTTTAGATTTGTTATAGTGCCCGGCAGGAGAGTCGAACTCCTGTACGTCCAACCCGGGGGCGAACGGCCATTCGTTTAGCGAATGTTTATGCCGTTCTCGTCTACTGTAATTACCTCAACCAGCATTGCCTTGCCAGGTATTTCTCTTGTCTCGGTAATTTTCTTGCCGTCCTCTTCACGCTCTACTGTCTCCTTTTTCGGTTTGTCCTCTTTGTAGATACAGTAAGTGTGTTCGTAGTAGCCGCGCAAGTCGTCGCGTTTTGCTGCGTCCTTGATACACTCGAGGATATTTTTTTCGGCATAGTAGTGGCATTCACTGGCAAACATTCTCTCGCCGGTTACTTCCTCGTTGTCAATTCTTACTTCTCCTGTTTCCAACATGCTGTTTGGAATGTTCGTCAATACGAAACGGTAATTTCTGTTTACTTTCATTGCTGTAAATTTTTATTGTTAATTCTCTTGTTCCCGGCAGTGGAGTTGAGCCACTGATGCCATTACGGCCATTCTCCCGCCCGGGATGTTCTCCTGTTATGCGAGCACTTCGTACAGTTCTTCAAGCGGCTCCGGTATTCTCTCGTCTATTTCTCTCGCCAGCTTTTCCATTGAACCACAATATACGTGATACCTTTTTAACATATAATCACGAATTTTTTTAATTTCTCCGAATGATAATTCGAACAAGAATTTTTCTAACTGTGTCATATTCTTTATTGTTTTATTATTTATATTGTAAATATACTCATTTTATTTG